ACGTACAGCCAGCGGCCAGCCTGCAGCGCCAGGTGGTAGATGACCTCCCAGACGCTGGCGCCCCGTTCCAGTTCCACGCCTGTGGTCAGGTCTGCGCGGAACTTGGCGCCGAAGTCGGCCACCAGGGTCTGCTTGCCGCCTGCCATGTAGGCCAGCAGCGCCTCTATGGCCTCGCGCAGTCCTGCGTAGTTCTTGGTCTGGGTGGCTTCCAGCCAGACGACGTCCTGGGCCAGCATTTCCTCGCTGTTGGCTTCCAGTTCCAGGCTGTCCCCTGGCTGGACCACGCGGCGTTCGGCCAGCACAGCGGTGGCCAGCAGCTGCACGTCGTCGGCGCCGCCTGGGTAGATGTATCCGGCGTGGACTTCCAGCAGGGGCGCCTGGCGCGGATCCAGCTTGGCCAGCGTTTCCAGGTCCAGGCCCCCGGCACAGGACAGGTGGACCTGGGCGTGCGGCGCCCACGCCTCGGATAGGGTCACGTTGCCGTCATTCACTACCAGGTCCAGGGGATCCCCCGACGTCGGATAGAACTTGGCCGTCACGCGCTGGCGGTGTGTGGTCCTGATGGTGTCCAGGGCCTGCTCGGCGTAGGGCTCAGTTATGGCGCTCATGGTGTCGTCTCATTCAGTCGCATGTCCTCAAAAGTGGCGTACCTGGTGCGCAGCTCGGCAAACGTGGCGGCGCTGCCGCCCAGGGCTGCGAAGTCCCAGCCCAGGGCTGCCGCCAGGTTGCCGATGGGCCTGGCCACCTGGACGTATCGCACCGATACGCCCCACACGGTGTCCTGGCCTGCCACCGCCAGGGTGTCCAGGGCGGCGTCGTCGGCAATGAAGTACATATCCATGCCTCGGTGTTCGGCCTGCCGCAGCATTAGGACCTCTCCCCTGGACAGGGTGGTCAGGATCTGCTCGGCGGCGTCATAGGTGCCAGCCCACAGGCCCAGGGTGCCGCGCTTGGTGCCCATGGATCGGATCACCACAGTAGGTTCACGCTTGCCCAGCGGCTCGTGGATGGTGGACCGCCCAGGCACCTGGGCGTTGTAGCCGGTGACTGTCTGCAGGGCTGTCGAGTAGTTGGGCATGACAGGCACAAAGATCCAGGGCTGCAGCAGTGCGAAACTCACCGTCGCCTGGGCGGTGGCGCCGCTGGTGGTGGTGGCGGTGTAGACGATGGATCCCTGGCTGGCCTCATAGTCCAGGGTCACGATGTCCACGCCAGGCGGGGGGATGATCCCCAGCACGTCGTCGCCCCTGGTGCGCACGCTGGCGGTGCCGTTGGCGTCGGCGCGGACCAGGGATACCAGGGCCTCGTCGGTGGTGATGGTCAGCCGGACCTGGGCCAGCTCGGGCAGGGCCTCGGCGGTTAGTGTGGTGGCCATTAGTCAGTGATCCCCCAGCCGCCGCCCTTGGGCACCACGTTTACGTACACAGGTTTTCCATTCATTCCCTCGATAGTCCTGGCCACGGCGTTGTCGCCCACATGCACGTTGACGGACACGTTTTTGGCGTTGGGTATGGTGTCCGGCCAGCGCCTGGCTTCTTCCACGCCGTGGGCTTTTACCTTGGTGTCCACGTTCTTGGGCACCAGGCCGTACTTGGTCGCCAGGGCCTCGGCCTGCTGCCTGGTGTATCCGGCTTTTTCGCCAGCTCGCACAAAGGCGTCCCTGGCGGCGTTGGTTTTCGCCGTCACGTCCTTGGTGGATCCGCCAGCCTTGATCTGCGCAGCTTCCAGTTCCAGCGATTTTTTCGCCAGGTCGATAAGGGTCTGCTTGTTCGCCTTGCCTGCAGCGGTGTTCTCGTCGATGTTCTTGCCGTTGGCCGCTATGTCGTCGCTGGCCTGTTTCAGGCTGTCCTTGTAGTCCAGGGTTTTGCCGTCCAGGTCCAGGGCGGCGTCACTGGCCGCGCCCAGCTTCTCGGCGTGCGCGCTCAGCTCGTCGTTGGCGTCCTCTAGGGCCTGTTCCTCGGCTTCCAGGGCCTCGGTGGTTTTGATCCCTGCAGCTTCCAGCAGCCTGGCCTGCTCGGCAGCCCTGGCCTGGGTGTCGATGTTCTCCTGGTAGCCGGTTTTCAGCTCTTCCAGGGCCTTTATTTTGGCGTCGTCGGCGGCGTTGGTGATGGGCAGGCCAGATACGTGGTCGTAGTAAACCTCGCTGGATTCCTTGACCTTGGCCAGTTCCTTGTCCACCGCTGCCAGGGCGTCCCTGGCGTCCTCGGTGGTGCCCTTGGTCCCCTTGAATGCGGCCGTCCAGGATATGCCTGCAGCGTCGGCGCGTTCCCGCACGACGTCCAGGCCGGTTTTGGCCTTGTCCTGGAATAGCTCGAACCATTCCTTGGTGTCCTGGATCCCCAGGCCCCACTCCTCCATGGCGGCGTTGAAGTCCACGGCGCCCAGGTCCCCCCCGGCCTCGCGGATCTTGCCAGCCAGGTCTGTCACCTGGTCGCCCAGCTCGTTGGCCTTGTCGGCGTTGCCCTGCAGCGCTGCCTGGGCGATACCCAGGCCAGCGGCCAGGGCCAGGCCAGCAGCCATGCCCGCAGGCCCGAAACCGGCGAACGCCTCAGCCGCCACGCCCTGGAAACCGTCAGCGATGGACTGCGCGGAACCATCGAAACTGGCCGCCACCTCCTTGGCGTTGGAGTCGGCGGACTCTTTGAACTCGTTTAGGCCGTCCCCTGCCTTGTCCAGGCCCTTTCGCTGGCTGTCGCCCACGTCGTTGCCGGACTTTTTGGCGTCGTCGGCCACCGCCTTGAACGCTCGCTCGGCACGCTGCTGGAAACTTTTTACGTCGTCCTCGGTGCGGTCCAGGTCCTTGCCTACGCCCTTGAAGCTGTCGCCCAGGCGGTCTCCGGCCTTGTCCCCGGCCTTGCCCAGGTCTGCCAGCTCGTCGGCGGCGTCGGCCAGCTTGTCCCCGATGGTGTCCACGCCGCGCACCAGGTCCTTGGTGTCGGATAGGAACTCGATTTTTATGGCCACGGTGGCGCTATTTCCTGTCTATGGACTCGTACAGTTTGCGGACAATTACCTGGGTCCACATGGCCACCAGCCGGGGCGCGGTGTCGGCCCAGGCTGGGTAAACCACGCGGCCCCTGTTGGTGGCCCTGGGCAGCTGCCGCTTGACGTGGCGCGTCACCTTATGGGTGCCGCCCCTGGACCGCCTGGTGTAGCTGTCCTGATGCTCGGGCTGGGTGGTGCCGAACTCCCAGGCCCTGGCGTCGGTGTCCGGCACCAGGCCGTCCGCCAGGGGGCGCCTGCTGCTGGCAGCCACCGCCCTGGCAGGGTTCCCTGGCTGGATCCTGGCGCCCTTGGCCAGCACCAGCTTGTCCATTTTGGACGTGGCCCTGGCCGCGATTGCCTGCTTCCACCAGTCGCTGCCCTCGGCGCGGACTGTCCGGTTTATGTCGTTGCGTATTTCCCTGGGCGCTGCCTTTAGGGCCAGTGCAGCCCCCTTGAACTCAGCCAGGCTGTGGACGCTGGGCTGCACTGGCATGGCTACGGCGTCGGGGTGATGACAGCCAGGCCCTTGACCAGCAGCGTGGCGGTGGCGGTGGGGATCCCGCCAGCGGCGCCGCCCACCGTGGACGGTGCCTGGAAAATTACGTCAGCTGCCACCTTGGGCGTGGTGCCGCCGCTGGGGTAGAACTCCACTTTTCCGGCCAGGCCGTGGTTGTTGCGCAGGAACAACCACGCGGATCCGGTTTTCAGGTCCTGGCCGATTTCCAGGGCGATGGTTTCAGTCAGCGGGCTGGCTGTCTGCTGGTTTACGCCGTTGATCGGCGCCCAGGTGTTCGCTGTGCTGGTGGTGGCCAGGGCGGCGGACTGTGCGGCGTCGGCGTACTCGGTCAGGACGCCAGCGCCCAGGGCCATTTTCAGGCTGGCGTTTTTGATTTCCAGAATTGTGTGCGGCATTGCTCTTACTCCCCTGCCAGGACAGCCTGGCGGTAGACGTTGTTGGATACTCCGGTGGCGGTGATCTGCCAGCCGGTAAAGACAGTTTCAAAGACAGTTCGTTCTGCCCTGGACCAGGCCAGGCCAGGGGTTCCCTGGATCACCAGCAGCAGCTTGTCCAGGGCGTCGTCGGCCTCGGCCTCGGCGTCGGCGCCCTCAGTCCTGGACACGTACAGATTCACTGTCAGGGTGTGCCGCAGTTCCAGGTTGCTTATGGCTTCCAGGTCACTACGCCACACAGCCACCGCTGCCTGGTCCTTGGGCACCTGCTTGGGCTTCCAGGGGTGGTCCTTGACAGTCCATTCCGGCTGTGCTGCCTGGACTGCCTGGGCCAGTATTTCCCTGGGCGTCGGACCCTGCTGCACGCTCACAGCAGCTTGGCCAGGGGGCTGGTCTTAGGCCGGACCAGGCCCCTGGCTTCCATCACCAGGGGATACGTGCTGAATGCGAACCCCTCGCCGCCCATGGTGTCGCCGTCGCCCAGCTGCTTCCGCGCCCACAGGTGCTGGGTCAGATACAGCTGGGCCAGCTCGTAGCGCCCAGGCGCCGGATCCAGCACCTGGTCGGCGCCGATGTACTCCACCAGCAGCTCGTGGGCGGCTGCCAGCAGTTTCACCAGGTCGGCGTCCTCGGGGGCGTCGGCCCAGTCGTCGCCCACTTCCACGCTGTCCAGCCAGCCAACTACAGCCATTAGACAGTGGCCCCCGTGGCGTCCACCCAGGTGGACGGCGCGGTTTTGAGCCACACCGGCTTATTCAGCGTGGTGTCATACATGCAATAGCCCACGGTTGCCGTGGTCGGCCTGGACGCCGTGGCGGCTGCCCTGGCCACGTAGCCCTTTAGCAGCAGCGGTGTGACCAGGCGCGTGGACGTGCTGGTGCCTGCCAGCATTTCGGCGTCAGTGATGGTCGCCGGGTCGGCGCCAGTCCTGGCGCCCAGCAGGGCAGCAGCCGCTGCCGTGGTTTTGGCTCTCAGCAGCGATCGAATAAACGGCGCGTACATTTTTGCCTCTCGTTTTGGTGGATCCACACAAAGGGGGTCCATGTCAAATTGTGTTACTTCCGCTAGATCTAGCGGTTTTTGGATCAATGCCGGCGCCTGGGCCCAGGTCGCCGGCCTGTAGGGTTCCTACAAAAGTTTTTTGGCGCCGCTCACAGCAGCACCCAGGTGGCCCAGGCGCCCAGCCCCAGCAGGGCCAGGACCAGGGCCAGGGCCACCAGGTCAGCCAGCACTAGGCAACGATGATGCCTCGGGCGTCGGCGGTGCGCAGGCAGTAGTACCCGAACACGCCGTGGTCCATGGCGCCCTTTTGGACCTCCACGCCGTCCACGCGGACAGGGCCACCAGGCAGCTGGTGCAGGTGCGTGGCGGCGCCGGATCCCACCACCACCTTGTTGGTGTACGTGGCGTCACTGATGGACGCGCCGACAATCTTGAAGTTAGCCAGCTGGCCCTCTTCCAGGCCCAGGCTGGCGTTCAGCATGGCCAGCGTTTCCAGGCCGGTGGTGTTCAGCAGCTGGCGGTACAGGTCGTTGCCGACAATGGCGTAAGTCGGTACGGCGTAGTCCAGGCACCAGCTGGCAGCGAACACCAGGCGGGACCAGGCGCTGTCCGCGTCGGTGCCGGTGGCCGTCTTGGCGGTGCCGCTGGCCAGCAGGTGCGCGGATACCTTGGCGTCGATCTTGCGGGCGTAGTCGTTGGTGGACTCTTTGAGGTAGGACTCCCAGAAACCAGGCGTCGGCAGGTCGGTGTGGATCCTGTCAATGCGGTGGCCACCGGCCAGGCGTGCCGCAGTGTAGGACACGTTGACGGCTTCCACCTCGTTGGTGGGAATGTCGTTCATTGTCTCGTTGGGCTTGGTGCCGCTGAATGCTGGCGCCCAGTCGCCCACGGTCGGCGTCTTGCCAGTTACCCATTCCCAGCCGGTAACAGTCATGCTGGTCAGCTCGGCAGGGGATACCAGCGGCGCGAAACGCTGCACGTACTCCTTGCCTTTCCACAGCTCGCCCACGTAGGCCGGGGCGCTGGCCTTGTCGTAGACGTCGGCCTGGGTGATGGTGTCCAGGTTGGCAGCCATAAGCGTGGGGTTGGTGATGGATCCCAGGCCATGCAGCGTGGCAGCCAGGGCCTTGACGGCGTGGCCCTCGGGGGCTGCCTGCAGCTGCTGCTGCTCGGCCACCTGGGTGGACGCGATCAGGTGGGGGGCGGCAGCCGGTGCGGCAGCCTGGACGGGGGGCGTGGTCACGTTGTTCTCCTGGGTGGTGGGGGTGTCGTCGGTGGGGGGTTTGAGGGCGTCGGCCACCGCCTGGGCGTCGGTGGCCACCTGCTGGGCGGCGTCGGCCAGGTCGCCGTGGTCGCTGGCCACCAGCAGGGCGTCAGGGTAGGCAGGCTTGACACAGACGCCAGCGCCTGTCAGCTCGCCTGCCAGCAGCTTGCCCTGGCGGATAACTGGGTTTTTCACTTCCACACTGATGCCTGGGCGTGCCCGGTGTTTGGCCTCGGTGTAGGCGTCGCGGCCTGCCGTCGTCGGCAGGAACCGAACACTGGCCAGCAGCTGCTCGGGCTTGTCGTCCAGGCTGGCGAAGCTGCCCACAGGCGCCTGGGGGTTGTGTTCCAGGTTCACGCTGGCCAGGGCTGGATCCGCGGGCAGCGTCAGCACGCCGTGGCTGGCTGTCAGCTTGCCCAGGTTGGTGGATCCCTCTTGGCCGTAGGGCAGCAGCACGTAATTCAGTACCAGGTCCTCGTCGGGCTGGCTGGCCAGCAGCTGGCCGGTGATCTGCAGGGTTGTCAAGGGTCACTGTCCTATCGGTAGGGGGGTGGTGGTGGTGGCCTGGCCGGTGTTGCCCTGGGCTGGTGCCAGGTCAAACTTGCTGTGGTCCCAGGCCAGGTCCAGGCCCTCGGGTGTCACGTCGTCCTGGCTCAGGCGCTGGGTGATGGGCAGCGTCCACAGGCCCAGGGACAGGCGCAGGAACTCATTGGCGTCCTGCAGGGTGTTGCTGTAGGTGTCACTGGCGCCGCTGGCGCCGTCCACAATGCTGGCGTTCAGGTTGGTGTAGTTGGCGAAGTCGATACGTATGGCGTTGCGCGCCTGGATCAGCATTGCCCTGTCCTCGTCGCCTGGGTGGATCACCACTTCCACGCCCTTGGGCGTCACAGCGGTGGCGCCGCCCTCGGCTTCCCTGGCGGTGTTCCAGGCTTTCTGTGCCGCCGCCAGCTCGGCCTTGGTGCCGTCCCAGTCCTCGGTCACTTTTAGCTCTACCAGGGGTATCGGGGACTTGGTGCGGTTAGTGATGGTCCGGCACAGGTTGGCGTATTGGTGGATGGACTCGGCGGCGTACTCCATGAAGCTCATGGGCAGCAGGCCGGGGATCCAGACAAACTGGTCCTGCTGCTTGTGCCTGGCCCAGCTGCCGCGCTCGTCGCGTACTTCCACCAGGCCCTCGGCGTCAATGCGGTAGGTGCCCACCGGCCAGTGCAGGGCGTCGGTTATGGCGCCGTCCTGGCGTGCCACCGCCAGCAGGGCCTGGTTGTGCAGCATGACGTCCTGGACCAGGCCAGCACGACGTCGGCCAGCGGGGACCAGGCCCCACGTCTTGTTCAGCCACGCGGGCAGCTCGTCGGTGACGGACTCGGCGCTGGCCACCCAGGGGCTGCCAGCTGCCACCACACTGTTGAGGGCCACAGCCCTGGATACAGCGGGGACCTGCAGCGCCTGCTTGACGGTGGCTGGCTGGGTGCCGTCCAGGGGGATCCCCTGAATGACATTCAGCACGTTATCCCCAGCCCAGTAAGACCTGGGGATACCCGTCGTTGTCTCGCTCCACTGCTTCAGTTCTACTGCTTTACTC